TCTCCATTTCACATAGTAGAATCCACAGAATTGATAGAGATGTGCCTTTTGTCTTTTCTCACACATCTGGCACTGTCTCTCCTCGCCTTCTCTCAAAGGAACATAGAGCCAGCTATGGAACCCTAACCAACATAGTATCATCCAGGCCCCCTTACCCAACCTGGCTTCAAGTGGTAGTCAGTCATATCTGCTCCTGGAGTAACAGCAGTAGTGAATGGTTGAGCTTTCAGTTGAAGGTCATACTTATTAGCATCTCTATCGGCTGTAATTGCAGAAGTAAGGAGGTCACGATAGTCTCCCTTGAAGCGTCTAACATCGTCCTCCAAGTTGAGAGATAGCACAGTGAGCCAATCAGCACACTTTATAATCACTTCATCCATGTAGAGCAGGTCAGATTCAGTAGTTCCAGATATAGTATCTGCCCACTTATACCAATTCATATGCATAGTGTAAGCAGCATCAGGAATGGGAGAGAGGTCGAAGAAGCGTCCTCGTATAATGTAGTAGACAGGTGTGCCTTCTGAATCATCTTCAGGATAAGGACGACGAAGGTTTTGAACACGAGGAGTGAGAGGATGAAACTTGCGCTTGGTAGCAGACTCACAGAGACGAAGACCATAGAAAGATTTGAGGTTGCTAGGAATACTGTATGTCTTTGTCCCATCAACCGTATCTCTATAACTCTCCATCATTAGGCAAGTGAAGTCGTGATGAAGGACAGAGGCATCTCTTTGTATGATGTGCTGGCCCCTATTGATATATGTTCCTATCTCTGTAGATTTGTCGCTTCTGCCAGTGTCCTCTTCTACCTGAGTTACTAGCTCAGTAAACATAAGTGCCATAATAGTCCTCCAGAAGGAAGGGGTAGAGGCTAATGACCCCTACCCCTCAAAATTCTAACGTACACAAGTCAGAAATACCATTTGATAATGTGCATCTTCAGTTGCAACAGCACTTTGTGGAATGAATCCAGCTTGTACTTCTCCATAACCATCTGCCTTTTCTATCGAACCATCAGCACCAGTACCAATAACTAGCATCATAGCAGTAGTACCATTTCCACAAATCTCATCCATTAACACAGCAGCAGGCCCATAGGTCTGAAGCCAGAAGTAAGGTGCTGCACTTTGGTCAACATCCCTTAACGCTATGCCAGCAGGACTTTCAGTTTGTGCAGTATTAGATTCCTGAATGTTATAGAATACATTAGTGTACATAGCAATATTAACTGAAGTTGTCCAAGCAGTTACCAAACCAGGCTCATAGATTCTTACTTCACCAGTACCAGAAGCAATAGCATCATTACCTTTGATGATGTATTGGTCTCCATCACAGACTCCGCCATCAATCACAGCTAACAGTCCTTCTGCATACTGGTCTACAGTAATTGCAGATGCAGCAGTTATGGTTAGTGCTGTAGTTCCAATTCCATGTGCCACAGTTACAGTATCTTCAGCATCAGTATCAGGATTAAATGAGTTTAACTTTCCAGCAGTTAAATCCTCACTTGCAAGACTGTAGTAGAAACTTCGACATCCCAATACAAGCCTATCACCTAACCTATGCTTTGGAGTTACAGATACATCCCATATACTCTGCCCAACTCCACGTACTCCCCAAGTTTGACCTCTACCTAAACCTGGTAATGCTTCTTTTACGGTCTCTGTTCTTGCAGGTATAGTCATTTTAACAGCCTCCTTTTAGCCGTTCTTAGCCTCAAAGGGGGCATTGGGTTGCCCCCCAGGAGCTTATACATTTTAGTCAATATTAAACACAACAGCCTGTCGTGACCTGTTGCTTGTTGCCAAATTACCACTTACCACTATCTGTGCATATCTGTCCAACGTATCTGGAGCCACCTTCCATTCAGTCATTTCAAAGTTTGCTCCTGCCTGTGCTATCCAGTGAAGATATTTAGTATTAAGCATATATAGACTTCCAGACTTACACTGTGGAGATGTGATAATTGGAAGACCTCGCCAAGTCAGATTCTCAAAGCCAGCATCACCTAAACTTTTATTGACAATAGCTTTGATGTCCAAACATTCATCATCATACCAATCCAATATTTGGTCAGTAGTGACAAAGATGTCAGGCTTGTCATTCCCATTCTTTGCAGTTCTGAACGCATACTTCCAACTTTCCATCATGTTTAGAGCGACTACAGGGCCATCAGTATCCATAGCCCGATAGACATTTCTCCACCAGCTATTATCAGCTTGTGCAATTCCACCAACTTCTACTTGTGGTGCTGTTACTGCAGCAGTTGGAATCTCATCACAGATAATATCGAGGCCATTGAACGCCAGTCCACTCTCTCCAGTACCATCACCAAAGAGATACTCTTCCATCTTGTCAATCATGGAGAGTTTTGCTGTGTCTAACTCAATTTGCATCTTACTGATAATCTTAGCTCGTCCCCTGTTAATCTTCTCATCAATCCAATACCTTACCAGTGAACAACCCATATATTTCCAGTCATACCTAGCTACATCGAGCTTGTTTGTCTGGCTAATCTCAAAACTCCCACCCTTCTGATACATAGCAACAGTATCATTCTTAGCTCGTAGGAGTGGAACAGTGAGATATTCCCCACCTGTATAATCCTCAGTTACCTTACCCTTCTTCTTCATCCAAAAATAAAAAGGTGTTGCATCAAAGATGTTATCAACCACCTCTTTCTTCTGTTCACGCCATGTGCTGATCCAAAGATCATCAATGGTTTCTGTAAAAGTAGCCATCTATTTTTCCTATATTGAAAGAGCCTACTGTTTGGGAGGAGGGAATTTCTCATCAATTCCCGCTTCATCCCATGCTTTCTCAGCACTTTCCTTCAGCGTCCTCTTCTCAGGAGGAACAGGTGCATTACTAGCCCCTGTAGGTTTCTCGGTCTTCGTCTCCTCAGTTTTCTGCTCAGTCTTCTGACTCTGCACAGTCTCTCGTCCCTTTTGAATAAGGTACATGTCAAGTGCAGTTGGGCCTTCGTTTATGATGCGAGAGGCATCCTTACCCATAAGTTTGTCATAGGTTTCAAAATCTTTATACTTTCCTTTGACATCCTTAATATCCCTGTCAATTTGATACCTTTTCGTATCTTGAGATACTTGGTCTATACGAGGGCCAAGACGCTTATCCATCTCCCCAAGTAGCCAAGTAGAGTATTCCTTTCTATCCATACTCTCAAGGTCTACTTCACCAGTCCTTCCTGCTGCAAAGTCAGTAGGTTGGAAAGTTTGAGGAGGCTGTTTCTGAGTGTTCAGGTACTCCTGATACTGAGGGCTGATGATTGTCCCCTGCAAATCACTCACCTTAGAAGTAAGGTCAGCAACCGTATCCTTACTCAGTTTAAGCTCTTCCTTTAATTGTTTCACTTCGTCTGCTCCACTCGCCGGAACAGTTGCATTAGTTTTTTTGTCATCTGTCGCCATCGTCCATTACCTCCTTGTTTGTCGCCAACACTCGCTTATGCAATCTATAAGCTAAGCGTAAGATTTTCATTCCATCCCTAATGTCCTTCCCTGTCCAGAGAGGCGGTTCGAACTTGTACTCGAAACTGTCTCCCTTTAGGAGAAGGACTACTCGCCGTTGGTTCTCTCGTAGGGGCCTAGTGCTTTTGATAGGCTTCCCTAATCTAGCCATACTTCGCCTCCTTACTTTATTGTTTCCATTTAGGATATTTCCGTTTAATTTCTCTACTAATAGCTTTACTTTCTATACTCCAAAGAGTAAAAACCCATAACATTGATGCGCCAAACATTGCACCTACACCAAGGAAAAAGATAAACACCTATTTATTCTCCTTAATAATCTAGCAACTTACTCCTAAGTCCCTTCCTCTTACATACTTCTCTCAACTTACGTTTGCTTTCTATGTAAGCATCAGGGTCATCTTCATCACCAAGACTTTCCCAGTATCCTCTATGTTTGTGAGAGATGTCTGGAATATAGCATATACTTTTATACTTCTGAGTTTTGTTCTTACTTTTACTCATCCTTTAACCCTTAACTGCCTCTTACTGGCAATAATAAACTAAGTCTTTGTCCCCACCCTATACACTTTGCTGTTCCGTATTCCCTCTGTATTCGTTCTTGTTCACTGCAAGGGATTGTATATGCTCTACACTCATCTATCCAGCACTGGTTACAATAATAAGCGCACAGATGGTCACATACATTACCAATCTTGTTCTTAATCATCTTCTCCCTCTAAATGCTTGTGCGAACTCACCCATTCCCTCTACCTGTGCTGGCATTCCACCAGCTTGCGCTTCCTGTGCCAACAGCACTCTGTCTGTGTCTATCCAATCATACAGCTTCAGCACATTCTTTAGTAACTCTCTTATGTTAAGATGCTGAAGAACAACTTCATTTGCTCCTAGTCGTTCAAGCAACTCCCACGCCTCACTTCTCTTAACCTCAGTCGTCACAGGTCTACCAGTATCTATGTCAATAGAGAGGTCATACTCACCCTCTAGCTCTCTGCCCGTGAACTGAACCCAATGCATAGAAGCATCAGGCCCCACTAGAGGCACAACTCGTCCTGTGTCCCACTTCTCAAATATTATTTTATTAACCTTCTCCAACGTCCTTACAAGGAAGTCAGCAACTATATCACGTCTCTCATCTATCCTAATCCAATGACCTTGCCCCATTTCCTGTACTTCAAACTTTGTCTTACGAGGAGCAACTGACTCAGCTCCTTCAGCCAGTCTACTGAACCCCACAGTCTCCCGTATATCCTTCTCAATATCCATAGCATCTGCTCTGAGCTGAACTGGCTCGCCTATTTGAAGGGGAATTACACTATCTCTACTAAGCTCAGGTACAAGTTCTATTACACCAACATCTCCACTCATAAGTTTCTGTGCTTGTTCAGGAGTGAACTTACCAGAGTCCATAAGTATCTTTAGTACATTTATCTTCCTATGCTTGGACATCTGAGTACGAGTCTCATTGAGTTCCATCTGTAGAGGCTCAAGGATGCGCATGTCAGATGGCCCCCAATATACATCATTGTCAGGATTAAAGCAGATGTCCTCAAAAGGTGAGCCATCCTTTTGTAACTCATCAGAGACAGGTCTTCGTAGAAACTTGTCATGGTCGAGGTTCAGGGCTAGTATTTGTCCACGCTTCAAGTCCCTTATTTCCCATATCTCTACCCACTCTTCCTCAGCAGTAGCATATTCCTTGATAGCTTCGTCCTGTGAACCTCTAACAACGTCAGAGATGCCTGCTTCCTTGTCCTTCATACCTCGTAGTTCACGTACTAGTCCACCCTTCAACTTAGTAGTATTCTCATAAATAGGATCCTTTTTGACATCACTCAACAACCTCACTACTCTATGTGCTACCCAAGGAGTATCCTTCAACGAAGCAACTCCCCAAGGTACAAGGAAGTGCTCAGGATTAGCTCTCAGCACCCAAGGCATACCAGGCTTTACTGACACGTCATATTCAATCGCCTCTTCTGTTGGAGGCTCTTTCATCATCTCAGCAGGTACACTTCCATACTGCGTATCATACCCTATTTTAGCTATGCCTCTGTTACAGAAGAACGCATCCTGTACGATCTTCTTAATCGTCTCTTTCATCAGCATCTGTTTTATCAACAGATTATCTACAGCTTGTACTACAAATGCTCGTTCTTCCAACTCTGGCCTCGTAGGACTTACCAGCACTTTAGGATTGCGAAAGTAGATGCGAGGAATAAGACTACGCAGTATACTGAACACTTTATTTACTGCATACACCTCAGTCTTATACTTACCATAATAGTAACCATGATAGTCCTTCCACTTCTTACTCT